ATGCGCGAGATGCGCGAGACGCGGCCTCTACGCGATGCGCTTGCAGCTCGAGAAGAAATAGACAAACTCGCAACTTCTGCGCGTCTCGGCTTCATCAGCGAGGACGTCGTCTGGCAGAAGCGTCTTGAGTATGAGCGGAAATACGGCTCTCCGTCTGAGGCTGAGATTGCAGCGCAGCGGCGATACGAGGAATGGCGCGGCCCGGACTGGATGGCGTCATGGCGCGAGCGCGAGGGCGCTTATGGTGAGCTGACATCGAGCGAGCTCGAGCGCATCCGCGAGGCGAGCGCTGCGGCGCGCAAGGAATGGGAGCGTGGCGTGCAGGAAGCAACGCGCGCGGCGGAGCAGCTTGCGGCCGAGGTAGAGAAATACCAGGAGGAATTCCGGCGTGCGCTCCTCTACGGCGGCGAGGGATCGAACGTCGAGCGCATGGAGGCCATGCTCCGCAGCGGGAGCATGATCGCGCAGATGGAGGCGGAGGCCGCGCGCGAGTCAGAGCGCGCGTGGGTCGAAGCCTTCCAGCGCGAGAATCGCGCGATCGCGGAACGGAGCAAAGCGTATAGCGACGAAGTGAAGAAAATCGTCGAGGCCGAGCGGCGCAAGCAGGCGATCATCGAGGACACGGCGGACGTCATGGCGCAACGCTTCGCCGATGCGTTCGCCGGAGTCATCACTGGCACGGAGAAGCTCTCCGACGCATTCCGGCGCATGGCCGACAGCATCATCGCCTCGCTCATTCGGATGCAGATCCAGAGCGCGGCGGAGAGCGGCCTCAAGGCGTTCGCGGGGCTGTTCGCCGGCAGCGCAGCGGAGCTCCCTATCAACCAGCCGGGATTTCCCGGGGCGGAGACGTTCCATACCGGCGGCGTCGTCGGCATGTCCGGCGGATCCGTCCGCCGCGTGCCTGATCACGTCTGGTCGTTCGCGCCGCGCTTGCACGGCGGGCTTATGCCGGGCGAGTTTCCCGCGATCCTCGAGCGCGGGGAGACGGTGCTTCCTCGCGGCGCGCGAGCGTCGGCGGGAACACGTATTACTACATCTCGGCGATCGACACGCAGTCGTTCGTTTCGGCGCTTAGGCGCTCCGGCGCCGTGCCGCTTCTCGCGGCGGAAGACGTGCGGCGGAACGGCGCGCTGCGTGGTGCGATCATGGAGCGCGGCTGATGGCAGCATATCCTGAGACTCCACAGCCTAGCTGGGTCCATGTCCTGACGCAGGAGTACAGGACGCTCGTCACGGAGTTCGACAGCGGAGCGGAGCAAAGGCGCGCGAAGTGGCTCTACCCGAAGTTCCATCTGCAATTGACTTACTCGGCATTGCTCAGCAGCGAGGCGGACACGCTCTGGAATTTCTACACCGCGCGCTCCGGTGCGCTTGAGTCGTTTTCCTACTTCGTCCCCTACTCGGCGACGTTCGTCGGGCTCTACTGCGGCACGGGCGACGGCACGTCTACTGCATTTACGCTGCCCGCAAAGCAATCCGCAGGGCATGTGGTCTATGTCGGTGGAGTCGCCACGACGGCCTATGCGATCAGCACGGCGGCCGGGCCGGACGGCGCGGATCTGCTGCGCTTCCCGTCTGGCGCGCCAGCGAGCGGCTCGCCGATCACGTGCGATTGCACGGGCAAGCTGCGCGTGGTGTGCAGGTTTGCGGACGATTCGTTGTCTCGCGAGTACTTCGAGATTGGGCTCTATCGCTACGGGATCCGGCTGCAGGGGCTCTCGACGTGAGGACGATCAGCACAGCGCTGCAGACGCAGCTCGAGGCCGAATCCGCGCGCGTGTTCTGGCTGCTCGCGGTCGGCGACGATCTCCGCTACACGGATGCCGACGTCACGATCTACTACGGGGGGAATCCATACGCGCCGATCGGGATGCGCGTGGACGTCGGCTCCGGCGTGGGCTTCGGATCGGAGGAGGTCGCGGTCGAGCTGGATAACGTCTCGCGCGGGCTCTCGGCTGCGCTTCTCTCCGCAGACGCGCACGCATACGCGGCCGCGCTCTCCATCGTCGCCGTGTCGTCGGCATCGTCGGTGATCGGCGCGGAGGAAATCTATTCCGGCTACGTCGCAGGCTATCACATCAACGAGTCGATGTGCCGCCTCGAGATCGGCTCGCGCGCCGCGTTCTGGGCGCGGCGCAGCCTGCGTATCCCTGCGCCGTCGTGTCCGTGGGTATTCCGGGGCACGGAGTGCGGCTATACGGGCGGAACGACGTGGTGCGACAAGAGCCCGGAGCATTGCGCCGCTCTCGGCAATTACTCGCAGTTCGGCGGTCGCAAGTATATCGCCGACATCGAGTCGCGTGAGATCTACTGGGGGCCGCGCTGATGGGCTTCCTGAAAAAAATAGGGCGAACGCTCGGACCCGCGCTCGGTCTCGCGGGCGCCGTCGTGTCCATGATCCCCGGCCTGAAATACGTCGGGCTGGGGATGATGATCGCGGGCGGCGTCGTCTCCGCGCTGTCGGCAGAGGCGAAGCGCGCGCGCGCCCGCGCTCCGGCGATTGCTCACAGAGTCAACACGCGCAGCAGCCGCGAGCCGCTCAAGCTAGTATACGGCGCCTGCGAGGTCGGCGTCAACAAGACGTACTATCACGCGGCGAACCCATACCTGCACATCGTTGCCGAGATCGGCGAGGGGCCGATCTCCGGCATCGTGCGGCAATCTGGCGCGATCTACACGACGACGGGGACAGCTTTCCCTTCGAGCGACCCGCCGCTGGTTTACCTCGATGGGAAGCTGTGGACGGAGTACGGGACGGGAAACGTCACGATCCGGCTCTACACGGGCACGAGCACGCAGAGCGTATGCGCGGAGCTGCAATCCGCGACTAGCGGCGCGTGGGACGAGGCGCTGCGCTACACGGCGTATCTTTACGTCGTCCTGCGCTACGACCCGACGAAATTCACACGCGAGCCTGACATCACGCTCGTCGTGCACGGCCTCGTCTGCTATGACCCGGGCGCAGCGAATTACTCGTGGACTAGTAATCCTGCGCTGATCGCCTACGACGTCATGACGCGGAGCGCGCAGCGCGGCGGCATGGGGATCCCGGCCGCGGAGATCGACACGGCCTCGGTCGTCGCCGCGCGCGATTACTGTGACGCGAAGGGCTGGACCTGCAACATCCCCATCACCTCGCGGTCTCCGGTGACGGATTATCTCGCGCAGGTGCTCGCGTGCTATCGCGGGGCTGTCATCTACTCCGAGGGAAAATACAAGTTCAGGTTTGCCGACCTGAATCATGAGTCCGTCGCGCTCGCGCTCGACGAGAGCGACGTCGTCGCGGGCACGCTCTCGATCTCCTCGCCGCAGATGCACGAGAGGCCTAACGCGCTGCGCGTGACGTATCTCGACTCCACGAAGCACAGCCAACCGAACGAGCTCGTCTACGCGCCGCCCGATGCTGTGAGCGCCGACGGCGACTATCGCGAGCTGCAGGTCGCGCTCTACGGCATGTCCGATCAGGCGTCCGTGCAGAAGATGGCCGCGTATATTCTCGAGAGCGAGCGGCTGCGGTACACGGTGCGGTTCGAGGCCGGCGAGCGCGCGGCGGTTCTGGAGCCGTACGATCTCATCACGCTCACGCACTCGATGCCCGGCTGGTCCGCGCAGCGTCTCCGCGTGTTGTCTGTCGGCGTGACGAGCGAGCACACGGTGTCGCTCGAGTGCGTGAGCGAGCACGACGAGCTGTATGATGACACGTACCACCTCACGGACCAGTCATATCACACGACGACGCTGGTCTCGCCGACGGAAGTCCCGGACGTCGAAAATATCTCGCTCTCCGAGGAGAGCTACGTCTACAGGCTGCGGACGTACGTTCGGCTCAATGTCTCGTTCGACCCCCCGGCGGACTATCCGTATTTCTCACATGCGGAGGTCTGGGTATCGCTCGACAGCGGCGCGACGTGGGAAAACAGAGGCACGGCGCGCGCAAGCTTCTCTATCGACCCCGCGCAGGAAGGCGCGACTTACCACGTCAAGTTAGTGGCCACTAACATCTTCGGCTCGAAGCAGGATTTCGCGGCGGCTCCGTATTCGGTGCTGCCGGTGACCGGGAAGATCGGCCTTGCGCCGATGAGCCTGACGTCGTTGAA